ATTATACCCACTCTAATTTGCCAGGATGATACCTCTTTACATCTGCAATTTTAACTTCTGGTTTTGGTTCAACTGGATAAATTCGTTGAACGATCGCCCCAGGATATTCTCCTTGAAGTTGCTCTGCTAGTTCTTGTGTTGTTGGAAGTCTCAAGGATTCTTTTCTTTCGATTTTCATTCTATAAATGCTTCCCATCCAAACTACATCAGCAATGTATTGATTTTGCTCATCAACCTTTTGTTGGACAGGATCTCCACCTACATTGAGGGTTCCATTAAAGTCACCATGAATAGTGACACTTTCTGATATGAACTGTTTAAATGATTTCATATCAGCAGTTCCAAGCTCTTAATGACTTATTTATTCTGCTATTGGGATCACTAGCAGTTTTAGATGAAGTCAACTTCTTCTTCATTCCCTTCATTCGAGCGCAAAATGATGCCCTCCTGGGATTTCCAACCTTTTTGCTTGGTGCTTTAAGGTCGCTTCCAGGATTCTCTCTTTCATAAGATTTTCTGCCTTTTTCGTTGAGTCCTCCTGATTTCTTTTGTCCTTCCTTTCTGGTCCATGCTGCCCCTTCGGCATGGAGAATTGGTTGCCCTGGTTCATAGTCGGAAACGTTGAAAGTTAGTACTTTTGCGCCAGGATACACTTTGTTGATCTGATCTTGTACATCAGATCTTGTAGGTAATGATGTTTGTGGGAAGAACATTCTTAACATGAGAGAAGAACTTCTAAATCTAAAAATTACATTTATAAGACTACCTGTTTTTGCTGGTAATCTTACTGCTTCATTTACTTCATCTGGACATGCATCCATTCCATGAACAGGGCACTCTTTACCCTTCTTGGTATGGACACATTCTGCCTCTTCTTTTTTGACACAGTTTGGATATCTCTTACCAAACATAGTCTTCATACCCTTCTTCTCATATCCTTTCCAACACTTCTCATCAAGTTCTAATTCTTCCTTTTTGGTGCTGTTACCCCAATTGGCAGCACCTTTCTTGCGGCATTTGACCAGTGCTCCTGACGCATATGCACTGGGCCAAACTTTGTAACGTGACTTGACTTTATGGTAGCAAGCGTCTTTCTCTCCCGCTGCTTCTTCGATGTCAATCTCGTCGCCTACTTCTACATTATTTTCTGCGAACCATCCACGGTTTACTTCCAATGCACACAGCACTTCACCTTCTGAAGATACTGGGGTTTCGTCAAATGGTTCTAATTGTTTGATGCTTTCAATAGTTCCATCCTCTCTGATGAAAGCAATATCCAGAGGAATTTTAGTTTCTTTCATATAGAAAGATTGTTCTGCTACTTCATCAAAGATGAAGAGCATACCACTGTTTTGATCCAAACTTTCGCGGAACATTAACCCAAGATTGAAATCTCTAATATTGTTTGGAATTTCAATTTGGAGTGGCAGAGTTACAAAGTCTGCAACTTCAGATACTGATCTCATTTGAGTTTCCTCTGTCTTGACGTTAATTGCCTTACCACTTCTTTCTGGATTTGGATCTTGACGATTTTTGCGGCGAAATGCTCTTTCCTCCTCATCTTTGGAGAGAGCACGCTTCATCTTGCTTGAACCACATTTTGGTTTGGTTGTTTGTCCAGGTTGCTTTGCACAGGGTTTTCCTGCGTATTTGCCGCCAAGTTGAACCCAACCAGGTTTGCCGTCAGAAGACTTACTTTTACCAAACCAGTCGCGCAAAGAAGAGTCTCCACTCTTATTTGCTTCATCAACAGTTGCACCGTTTTCCTTGCGGAGCATACCTTCAGGATCTACCATAAACCCTTTAGGTATTGGTCTACACTCTTTATTGGTGTAGCAATAATATTGACCAGCAGGACAACGACCATTCTTTGCTTCATTCATTTCTCCACTGTCAACATAATCAGCGGCAGAATCAAGATAATCTGCTGCTTTGGTAATTTTTGATTGAACCCATGCTTCAAGTTCACCTTCGCCCTTCATTTTTGAGCGGAGCCTTTTAGCAGCACTCATTACCGTAGCAAGTTGTGCTCTTGCCATAGAATATTCGTGGTCCTTCTTTTCGCTCATCACTTTACTGGTTTTGATTTAGTTTGTTCACCTTTTGCTCTTTTTGCTCTTCCAGCACAGTGTGCCTTTTGAGAAAATCCTTTTGGATTAGAACAGTCAATACTCTTTTTATATTTATTAGTCCAAGACTCTTGGAATTGCTTAAACGTTTTCATTATACTTTTGTGAGTGTTTTTGAAATTTTAAAGACTGTTGATGATGTTGAACTTGGAGTTGCTCTAACTCTTACATTTCCAGAATCAATGTCTGCATCAAATGTTGCAAGAGACGATCCAGTTTTGATCGTTCCAAATTCACTCAAATATACTGTGGACCCATCATGCAAAACATTTAGTGTAGTAACATGATATGAAGAATCTTGAGTGATTTGAATTTGATATTGTGCTGACCTAAACACAGAAGCATCAAAAGTATCAATGTTGGATTGATCTGTTGTTGTAGTTGTAGCTGTTGCTGCACCTAGAGAAACAATAGTAGTAATACTTCCAGATCCTATTTCCAAACCACTTCTTGCGGTAGCAATTCCAATAGAATCGAGGTAGGTAACATCATCATATGTTAATGTTCCTGCAACGGAAACATTTCCACTAAAAGTTGCACTGGTGGCATCTATTGATAATGCAGTAACAATACCCGCATAATTTGCATTTCCAGAAGAATCTGCAATATTGTATCCGCCAACACTAATGATATTATTTGAAGCATCTAATGTTATACCAGAACCAACTCTAACAATATTTGTGTTTGGATCTAATGTAATAGTTGCAGTTCCAATCGTAAGTATTCCTGTTACACGGGCATCACCTGTTACAACTAAATCTTCTGTAAATGTAGTGCCACTTCCAACATGAAGTTTGGTTGCAGTAACAACGCCGACACTCATTCCCAATGATGAAGTGTTTCCTCCCCCAAGAACTTCATTTAAATTTTGAGAACCACTAATCGCAGTGCTTGCAATACCTACCCATTGACTACCATCGTAGATGAGAAGTTTTCCAGTTCCAGTGGTTTGATCAAATTCAACGTCATCAAGATCTTTAATAAATCCAGCACCACCGCCACCAATAGTGTATAACTGCTGTTGGATTCTGTTTACAAATAACTTATAGTGTTTTGCTAGGTCTTCATGAGTAGCAAAGTTTTGATCTGTTGGTGTAAGCGGATCTATATTAGATTCACTTGGATCTGGTTGTATGGGTCTATTATTGACCTCTTCTTTTAAAACTTCTTGTTTTTGTCTAATCTCTTCAACTAAAATTTTAAGAGACTTAAATCCTTCTTTTAATTCACTTCTTACGTCATCAATTTGCTCATCATAATACTTTACTTCAGGTAACTCTGAAATTTCTTTCTTCAGATCGTTAAAATATCCAAGAAGTAATTCATCTGTTTTTACACTTTCTTGATTTATTTCTTTTAAATCTTTTTTGAGAGTCTGCTTAAGAGTATTGTATTCTCCAAGTAATTGTTTTCTTAACTTTCTATCATCATCTTTAAATTCTTTATGATGACCCCACATTCTCATTGAGGTCTCTTTGATTTCTTTCCAAATTTTTTCTTTTTCCGTATCAAATCTACTATTGATACTTTCTCTTAATTCATTAAATTCGGTTCTGGTTTCAAATTCTTTCTTATCAAAATGTTCTGCAAGTTGATCAAGATCATATTCAACTTTACCTCTTAATCCCTCAACTGCATCATGAACTTTAACAAAGTCATCATCAATGACACTGAAAGTCTTTCCAATCCAAGAAAAATCAGGAACCTCATTAACTTCATTGACCCACTTGGGGAATGTTGGAATTTGATTCTGAACTTCCTGAATCGTTACCTTAATAGATTCGAGATCCTCCTCGTAATACCTTGGTTCTGGAAGTTCAGTGATATTTTGACTTACAAGATCAAGGCGATGTTCTAATTCGCTGATCTGCTCATCATAATATTTTATTTCTGGAATATCTGCAGCGTTCTTTTCTACTACTTGTTTTACGAGGTCTATTTGATCACAGATAGCCTCTATTTCTGCTTCATAGTATCTAACTTCGGGTATTTCTTCTCTTACCCTGTTAATTTGTTCCGTTAAATCTTCTAGTTCTTTATCGTAATATTTAATTTCTGGGATGTCAGGAATATCTCTTCTGACATCATTAATTAAACGAATTAATTCTGGAAACGGTGGGATTATATCTTTTATTTCAGCAAACGAATTTCCTTCAGCATCTTCTATCGTTTGCGTTGCTTCTACTAATACTTCTTGTTCTTTTTCAATGAAATCTTCAACAGAAGGTAATTCCTTCAGTGCTCCTTCTGTTAAAAAATCATCGACTGATGGTAGTTTACTAAAATCTTCAGTAAACTCTTCAATCGAAGGTAACTCTTCGTGTGACATGGTATGAGTAACATTTGTACTTTGGGATTTCTCTCCCAAAGTTATTTATTCTCTTCCTTACGTTCACTCTTCAAAAGTTTGGCAAGTTCTGCTGTAGAACCAACAAACAATGCATTTGTAACGTTAGTAGGTCCTTTTGTAGACTCTTCATTAACGTCTTTTAATTTCTTCTGAAGATCCATTAATTTATCTGTGGCATCAGCAACATTTTTAATCAGTTGTCCTGCAACTTCATATGCTCTTGGCATTTCACTTTCTTGTGCTAATTCCAAAATACCATTAATTGCTTCTTGTCCCTTTTCAATAAGAGAATATAGATTTCCTCTGGTATATTCGTAGTCTTTTGTTACCTCATCCGTTTTTTCTCTGATCTTTTCTATTTTTTGATCAACAACTTCAGGAGTAACAATGTCATTGGAAACATTGAAAGACTCATTTAATTCGTCAAATTTTTTAGTCATTTTCATCTCAACTTATCAATCCATCAAATCCAAAATCATCTCCCATTGGAATTAAATCATCGTCACTGTCCGTGATAGATCTAACTGCTGAACCTCTAACATGATCTTCAATCGGTGTACCATCCTTCCCTCTTTCAACAGTAATTTTATTGCCGCTAACGGCAGTAACAAATAGTTCTTCATTGTCTATGTCAATATATGTTTTGGCAGTGATCGTTGTTCCATCTTCAACTTCAAAAACGCTATCGGCAATAACAGCATCTTTTGATAAGTTTGTAAGAACTGTTCCTGTATAGTTTTTGATTGCTCTTGGTACAACAGTATATGTAATATCTCTATCGGTATTTGTAGTGTCTGTTCCGGCAAGGTAACTGATTTTTGCAGAACGAATGATATCTTTTGTTGCTGTACTTACTGGTCCGAATAGATACGTTTTTGCAGTAAATCTGAGAGTATACAACAGAACTCTTCTGGTTTTATAATCACCCTCATAATCATCTTGCATTGTAATATTCTCTAGTATAATTGGAATATCTCTTTTCTCATTTATTGGTTCAACCAAATTAACTGTTAAATTATATGCTGGTTGGAAATACGGTAAAATTTGCTCTACAATTTGTAGAGCATCATCATTTAATTTAGTCATGACGCTCAACTCAAATTGCATGTTATATGGAACTGGCATGAAAACCTTTTTAGTTGTGGTTTCCGTGTTTGGATCCTTAACAGTAAATTGTTGAGTTGTTGTTACTTTTCTAGATGGATCATATGTAAGTCCAGTAAACTCAAAGGACATTCTTGGCAATGATATTGCTGTTGATTTATTTAAATCTGCTGTTTGCTCAAGTCTTGCTAAAAATTTTTGAGTTGGTCCATAAGCAAGAGGAACTTTGACAACACTGGTAATGTTGTCTGAACTATCCGTATGCTGAATTTCTATACCATTAAAAAGAGTACCAAAGGAAATAATAGTTTTCCTCAATATCTCGTTATAAAAATACTCAAACATTTCTAGATACCTTGTGTACTATATTTATGTTTATGGGGTTCCGAATGGATTTTGTTCTGTAAAATCTAGAATTGCA